CAGGTGTGGTCATAGCAAGGGGTACCACGCAGTCACTGACCTTGACCCACATGGTGGTGCATGTGAGAAATGTGACTGTGAACTCTATACATGGGGTCGGTTCGTGAGATATGTGAAGGTGGCATGAATAATGATGAGAGAAGCAAAAAAGTGTCCACGGAAGGACTGTGATGGTCGTGTAGACCTTACATCACGTGTTATTACATGTTTCAAGAGCGAGCATATTGGTGTTACAGATGTTGAGTGTGACACATGTGACTTTGTGATGTGGAACGTGTTCGGACTCAGGTGTCAGACATCTGACGATGACCTTGTAAAGATGATAGACAAGGATGCGCAGGAAAAAGAGTTCGGGATATCAATAACTGAAGCACAAAAGAAATATAACATCAGTACCAAGACAACAATACGAGTGTTCAAGATACTTGGAGGAATGGACGATGAGTGAGATAGACCAAAATGGTATAAAGATTTCATGGAAAGAAAGGACAATCGATGTGGATACGACCAGACATTCGACCATAGATGAAGCGTATGATAAGATGCGAGATATATGGGTACATGATGTACAGGAACAACTTATTGATGTACCACCCACATTTCCGCTTGTTAAAATGAGCGAGCACCATTACAAACTCTGTGATGGATGGCACTTGCGTGTTATTGACCCAACAATGAGGAATGATACACTCTATTTATCTGGTGCGTTCCAGGTAGATGAGTTCAAACCTGCGATGTTGGATAAGGAAAGACCGGGTATTCGTAAGAACATGGTATTGTTATGTAATGATGCGATGAGGATTTTAGACCTTATCATGGACCATTTTGGTAAAGGACCAATACGGGTAGGGAACACGTTGTTCTGGATTGAGCAGACCGTCTATAAGGTCATTATCCCATTGAAAGGTGATGATGATACATATAAGTTCAAGTATGATGCAATATGTAGACGGTCCACTGGTACAAGACGTATATTAATAGCGACCAAGGACTTTAATGTGGCATGTTCAATGTTGTCGTTCGCAATCAGCGCAATGGAAATGTCCTATGATAGCAAAGCATGTATTGGTGATAGTGATGAGTGAAGGATTCACACTTGACGAATATAACGAGAGAATGGAACGATACAGGAAACAACATGAGAGGACAAAACACCTTGCTGGTGTCCTGTGTCCTAAGTGTAAGGAAAAAGACAAAGATGTTGAGATGCATATCGAGAACCCTGGTTGGGTGAATACGAGTAATCCACCGACCCAGTGTGTATTTTGTCCAGAATGTGGTCATAGAGGACTAAAACAGCGATAGTAATATCAAGTGATTTTATACGGACTTGACATCATATACTATAGGTGTGGAGTTTTTTATTGATTAAGAATTTAGTGTATTATTCTTTTGCTAGAAGACCTGTAACGTCATTTTATGAATTGATTTTTGATGATTACTATGGTAGTATTGTATTTCATTTATAAATAAAAAACATGTACTTATAAATGGAATCGAGCATTATTACTGTAGTAATATTATATTTATGGTAGTGTAAAAAATGAATATATTAGAGGAAAAAGTTAAGAATAGATTAAGAAAACAAGGATATACAATCTTTGATAATGGATTTCCAGATTTATTAACAATGAAAGATGGTATATATCAAGCCATAGAAGTAAAGAATAAGAGAGATAAATTAAGAAAAAATCAACTTGATATGTTACCCGCATTGGATAATGCTGGAATTGAGTCTTTTATTTATAGACACCATTCTAAAAACACATTTGCAATGATATCTATTAATGATTTTATAATAAATAATGGTGATATGAAAATAAGACCATTTAAGACAAAATGGAGAGGTTCTTGGGAAAAAGGAAGAGAGCATTTCTTGTTTGGTATTGATTCTTTCAAAGATATGGGAATGTCTTATCAACAGATATTGAATAACATTAAGTCGGTATTATCTATACATGAACGCGCTGATGCTATATTGTTGGGGGTATATACAAGTGCCTAGAAAATTAAACAAACGAGCAAAAATGCCAATGTTGTTGATGCAACGAAGCGAGGTAATTAGAACCAGGAGCAGGAAACCTGCAAAGAAGTTCAAGCCACGTTGTGATAGATGTGAGGGTGTTGTTAATAAGATTCCATTGGACCATGGTGATAAGAAAGATATAAAGACAAAACGTGGTCGTCCAGCGAAAAAGACAAAGACTCATGTACGACGTGAACACATTGGTTGGTATTGTAAACTATGTAAGATATTCTTCTATCCTGATGGTTCACCTGACTGGCGTGGTATAACATGACGCTAACATGTATGGAACTGTTCGCAGGTGCTGGTGGTATGGCACTTGGACTGTCACGTGCTGGGATACAACACTCACTGCTCATTGACAATGACAAGGACTGTGTCAGTACACTACATGTTAACAGACCTGAGTGGAATGTCATATACAAGGACATCCGAGAGGTGGACTATAGTGGTATGTCATGTGATATCATATCTGGTGGGTTCCCTTGCCAGTCGTTCAGTCATGCAGGCAAGCGTCTTGGGTTTGAGGACACACGTGGTACCCTGTTCTATGAGTTTGCGCGAGCAGTTAAACAGGTACGACCACCTATGTTCATTGCTGAGAACGTGCCAGGTCTAAAGACACATGACAGTGGTAGGACATTTAAGACTGTTTTACATGTGTTACACAGTATCGGTGGTTATGACATAACATGTCTAGTGCTCAATGCTGCTGTACATGGTGTCCCGCAGAGACGTAAGCGGTTGTTCATTGTAGGACATAGACCAGTGATGACGTTCAGGTTCCCTAGACCTGGTGGTAAGGTGCTCACGGTACGTGATGCACTTGAAGGTGTACCACCTTCAGCAGGGTATACATATTCGGACAAGAAACGTAAGGTCATGGACCTGGTCCCATCTGGTGGGTGTTGGGTTGACCTACCTAATGACGTTGCCAGGGAATATATGGGTAAGAGTTATTTTTCTGGTGGTGGTAGACGTGGGTGTGCACGAAGGCTACATTGGGACGAGCCATGTCACACGTTGACCACATCACCGTCACAGAAACTTACTGAGAGGTGTCACCCAGACGAGACGCGACCACTCACGGTTAGGGAATATGCAAGGATACAGACAATACCTGATGACTGGGAAATATGTGGTTCCATATCATCACAGTATAGACAGATAGGTAATGCTGTACCTGTTGAACTTGCATATAGGATTGGTATAGAAATTATACAGTCATTTAATTATCAGTAGCGAACGCAGTCTTCTTTTTCTGTTCAAACCCACAATACGGACAGAAACTGAAGAATGCTTGATTGAATATTGATGGTTCCTCTCCACAATTTGGTTTGAAATATGAGATGATGATGAACGTATGGTCACACTTAGGGTTTTCACAACTCAGGAGTGGGTATTTTTTGGCATGGTATATTGGTACCTGTTCTGGTTCTTTGTTCTTCTTTGTCATGATATCACTATTTCATGATGTCATTTAAGCCTTTTCTTTCTAGGAAAAATTTATTAAGGAATTGATATGATGTTACCATATGACCGATATCAAGATTATACATGAAGATGTCGAACGTGTCACATTTGCAACCGGTGTATGGTTCTTGCAATATGCCTGTGAATATACAAAGGTAGGGATGAAGCGGAACAAATGTTGCCATGCAAATGCGATGCGTTATGACCAGTGTACTGACCGTGACAAGAACCTAGCGGTACTTGCGTTCAATGTACAGATTATGCAAGGTCACCACAAGAGTTTTTCAGATATCAGTGAGGTGACCAGGGAGTTCAAGGACACTCATCTATGGTTAGTTGATTTTCCAGGGATACCGTACCCACCAAGGATACTTGTGACTGATAACCATCAATTTATCAATAGAAAACTGAAATACGCAGTCAAGCAGTACCTTGATGAGATACGTAATGGTTATCGTGACTGGTGGTCTGGTAAAAGTGTGTAAAGAAGAAACAGAATATCGTGGCGACTTTAGGATAGTAACTGATGTAAAAAAAGGTGAAGAAGTTGCACATGGTACTAATACAAAGGTGTACTTGGACGGTAAATTAGTACCATACCTAGCAGCATGTCATATACGGATAGTTGCTCAGGAGTCTGTGAAACTCATGCTTGAGATTATACCACGTGCACTTGAACTTGAGATAAAGAATGCAAAGGCTAGTGTCAAGTTCGCATACCATGAGAGTACTCCTATGTGGCATGACTTGAAGGAACTCATTGATGAACGTAATGCACGGAGAAGTGAGGAACAAAACGATGGTAAGTAAGATATTAGTTATTAATAGGTGTTCTGATTGTAAGAACATAGGAAAAAATGATGATGGTATGGTCTGTCAGGTAACGGACCATAATATCCCAGACCCTGATAAGATGCCAAGATGGTGTCCATTACCAGATGATGTCGATAGCAGTGCAGGTGATGTGTAATGGATACCGGTATAACAGTATATGACCTGAACATCGATAAGACCATAAACGAGGAATACACAGTATCGATGGAAAAAGGGTTCATTACGTTCCTTGGTTTTCGTCCACTACTAGTTGTTGACCGTCATGAACATATGCTACCTATGCGTGGACTTGAGTTACTTTCCATGCCATCTGTACCAACATCAGTCATCTGGCAAGCAACCATACTCACTGACCTTGACGTTGCTAATGAAAGTGAGGACAGGTTTGAGTCACGAAGGATGTTAAATGTTGTTACATGTAACAACCAGAGTATACCACGTAATGCGCAATTCGTTGGTACGTTACATGATGCTGAATTTGATTACATATGGACTATTGGTGATAAGAGTGGTACTATACATGATAGACCTAAGTTCATACACATATTCGACCTTGGAGTTGAGCCACGATGACCAATAAAAAAATGATATTACAGACAACCCAAGTACATATCAACATGTCTTCATTTGGAACGCTACATAAGATAGTCGTACCAAAGGGTTCTGAGTTTATTGGATGTACGACACATGAATACAAGAATGTCAGTGTTTCTTTTGCATATCTCCAACCTTCGTTCTCATCTTCTGATGAGGTACATGTCAATGAATTGGATTGTCATAGGTATTTGATACTTTCAGATATGCATCACATGCCATATGTGAACTACAGACATATTGCAAGTTTTAGTAAAACAGTGGTATCAGATTCAGTTGTATCACAGGACGGGTATACTATATTGGAAATACACGTCTTCGAGATAACCCACCCACAGAAGGTTGGGGATGACTGTCAGGGACCATGTGAATGGGATGATGAGGATGAGTGAATACAGGGATTGTATGAACTGTACAAGATATTATCCAGGCACCGGATGTCAGAGCCAACAGGAACTTGCCTGTGGGTGCTGCCCTAGTCCTATATCACCGTCAGATAGGATTGCGCAATTGACCAATGTTGTGAAGGATGTAGTGACCATGCTGACTCATGTCAAGATAGAAGTGGCAAAACAGGAGATGAAAATTGATAATGATGAAAGAAGAAAAGTGTGATAAGTGTGGAATTCCTTTACCATTAGATGCTGGTTTTGAAGTAAAGGCTACGTGTCTTGAGAACGATGACCCGGATGATGATTTTGAGTCTCATCTATGCCATGAATGTTTTGGTCGTATCGAAGGGAATGTGTTCAAATGATGGACAAACCGACTGATATATTCAAACCGGTGTACCGGTGTTCAAACTGTGGAGCACTGATAGAGCCTGAAGCGACGAAATGTGAAAACTGTTCTGCTATGTTCATGGCAGTGGATGTCGTTGACCCAGTGAAGGTAGTGCCGGATAAAGCACCGGTTATTGTCAAGTCATATGATTACACGGATAAGGATGTCATTCATAGACTTATACAGAGCATACCAAATGGTGTTGCCATTGCAAATGGTATAGGTGGTATTGGGGAACTTTATATTAACCATTACATACCTATGTCTGAAACGGCATCAATATATGATGAGAACGTCCTTACATTGAAATCACTTGTAAGGGCTATGACACTTATACGGACTGAAGGTTATGCACCAGATACAGTATTGATACACCCGTTTCAGATGTATGATGTATTCCTATTGGGTGAGTTCATTGGAACATCTGAAAGAGCGTTCTTTACATTGCCTGAATATGTTTATAGGAGTAATATAGATGGTATGATTGGCGTGATTGGTGGGATGAACATAATTGTTTCTGAGCATATGACTGCTGGTCAGGTAATAGTGTTTGACAGTGATTCATTCCCTGATAACCGGAGTGCTGGTGTTCTTATCTATGGTGGGAGGACATCGATACATGACTAGTCAGATGTCACTCATAGTTGATGACGAGCCTGTTTCATTACCAGAAAGAGTGGTCGGGTTTACAGGTACTCGTGAAGGTATGAGTGAATTCCAATCAAAAGAGTTTAGAGATAGGATGATAATGTTGAAAGTTGGTGGTTCTAAAATGTTGCATCATGGTGGATGTATTGGTGCTGATGAGGATGCGCATTACATGGCATATGATTTAGGATTTCTTACTTACATATACCCATCAGATATTGAAGATACACAGGCTGCATTGTTCAAATTTACTATTACAAAAACATACAAAGCAAGACAACCACTTGATAGGAATCATGATATTGTCAATGTATGTGATATATTGATTGCAACACCATTACAGGAATATGAAGTACATCGTAGTGGTACATGGGCTACAATAAGATATGCTCGTAAAAAAGACAAGGACCATATTATTATCTATCCTAGTGGTCGTACAGAGGTGATATTTTTAAATGACTGAAGAAAAAGAAACACGTGATTTTGAAACGAGATGTGAGTCATTGAAAGTGACCTATAACACAGATGACCCGTATAATGCCAAAGAGTCTGCAATCCTGTATTGTGTGTTCAAGTATTATAAGGACGGTGGACGTACCGATACATTGTACTACAAGGCTATCTTTAGACATAAGAGCAGGATTGTGTACCGTGAGGAATACAGGACTGACTATGAGAGTGCAAAAATCCAGTTCTTCAGGACAGTGCGCAGACGTTCACGTGAGTGGCATCCAGGTGGATTGTTGGTCAGTGCAATAGACAAGATGTTCGGTCATTTAGAGGTATGATGATGGACGATGATATCTGTCCGTTCTTTGACCAGGACGATGGTACATGTATTGTAAAGAGTGACGGTGAGATACGTGAGAATATGGTCGTTCTCATGTGTATCTCTGATTATCATACCTGTGGGCATTATAATGACGAACGAAAAGAGCAACGGTACAGGTACGTCTATTGTTTGACATGTAGGTATGACGTAGAGGATTCATATGGATACAGTGCTGCAAAACACTGGGACTATTGTCCTCAATGTGGGAACAGGCTTGTACGGAGACCAAACCCACATTATCATAAAATACAGAAAAGGATACAAAGACTTAAATCTTTTTTACCAGATAAAAATGGTGATTCACATGAGTAGACATACAAGTAATATTTCATTCTCAAATGGATTACCGAGGACACATACAATGGCTAGGATAGATGTTATCATGGGTGCCATCAGGCAGATGCGTGAGTGGAACCCAGGTATGGAGTCTATGATGCAGCGTGTGGTAGACAAGATGAGCCTCTATGTATGTTCCATTGACTTTGCACGTTACGTGCTTGAGTCACTTGTACGTGAACGTGGGCTGTTAATCGCAATGGATACTGCCCTTGAAGGAGATGCTGAATGATGCCGGTAGAAAAATGTCCTGATGGTAAGTGGCGTGTTATGGGAAGCAATAGGTGTATATATAATACAAGAGCAGAAGCAGAAAAAGCATATCGTGAAATCCTATTAAAGATAAAGAATCGTGATAAGTAATGATTTTCTCTTATTGGAGATGTTGAATGATGCCAGTAACAAAATGCGCAAATAGTAAATGGCGGATAGGGAACGGTAAGTGTATGTATACTAGCAGGGATGCTGCTGTGAAGGCATACCAAGCCTATCTTGCCAAGAAGGGAAAGAAATAATTTTCCCAGGAATATTTATTAGTAAATGTTTGTCCAATATACCAATGAGTGATATGACGCTAGAGACCTAAGCCGAACATATGATTTACTTGGTTATTACAGTAAGAAGTCGCAGAGTGTACTTTGAACCCTTGCCAAGAAGGGCTTGTTACTCGCAAGGTTCATCACTGTGGTTCGGGGTCAGCGACTTCATATTACCTTTGACGTGATAAATATGGGACAACACACGAAAGCAATCAAGGATAGTCTTGAAATAATCAATGATTATGAAAAGGCTAGTAATGAAGCAAAGAACATTTTAGAGTATCATGCTACAATAAATCCGCATAAAACAATTGCTAAGGTAAAAGAGATATTGGAGAAGTCATATAATGAATGATAAACCAGATTTTGAGGTAACTGAGTTCAAGATACGATATTTCATGTCTGATTATGATATGAAGATGTTCAAGGGTAATAGGCATATTGAATATGGTATATCACCGGATACAGAACATACACGTCATGAGATGTGGGATAGTATTGCACCATATACTGTATGGGCACCTAGCATTGAGGTTGCATGTCTTTATATCAAGGGAAAGGGATGGATAGCATATCCGTTCAAACATGAGGACGGTTCGTTCTCTGTATGGGCTTGGGTCGAAGGTCTGACCATAAAGATAACATGGGGGATGCCACCATTACACGATGGTGATAAACCATTATATGATTTTACCTTTGTAGATTTCTCACCGTTGACGTTCAAGAAAGAATACACATCAGATGATTATAAGTCAACAATTCACGATTCAAGTCTAAGGCAAATGATGGTACCAACTTTTAGAAAGGTAGAACTTGTCAATCGGAGTTCTCCGATGACCTAGGTTCTATGTCCTGGTATAAATGGAAATCGACCTCGAACGTGTACCCACATTCATCACAACGATGACCATCGATATGTTGTACAAAGTCACCACCACCATCAGTGCAGTTCTGAAGGATTGTTACTTTTTCTATATCAGTCGATGCGCATACTGGACATGCGTTGATGATGTCTTCTAATGCCTTCCATCTCTCTACGTTACCGAGTTTTTTCATTTCTTCAAGTGGTGGTATCTGTACCCGTTCCATAGGTTCGATTAATAACTCATCTTTTTCATATGCCTGCATAATCTCTGCTATTGATTCGAGTGAGTCCAATACTTCATTATAGAACGGTGCTGCACCACGTGATAATGCATCTTGTAATGCTTTCATGGTTATTACAAAATGTTCACGTACTATATCCATGTCGTCTTGGTCATCAGGCAAGTGTAAACCCCGTTATTAGTTGGATAAGTGATAGTATCCCAAGTAGTAGACATATTGCACCATTTACCAAGAACCATGTCCTTTGGTTCTTATGGGATGAGACACTGATAGGTGGTCGTTTGATACTACTACCGACATAACCTTTTCTTACACGACCTATACGGAATTCCCATCGTGACCATATATTCCTAGAAAACTCGTCTGGTATTGATGTTGGTACTAGGTCAAGGAATAGATGTGTCGATGATGCAATAAAGAAGTGGACAAACATATAGGTAAGCCCAAGATACGTCCCATCAAACAGATAGAATGAAAAAATAATGAGTTGGAACATTGCGCTATGGAAGAAACTGTTACGGTGACCTTTACTACCTACAAAGGTAAAGTCAAGGTCAGCCCATATGGAACCAAGCAGTGCACCGAATAACCATGCAGTATTTGGGTGTGGTAAGATACCACCATTACTGAAAAATAGATAGATATATTCTAATTGGTTGGTCGCTGAAGATGTATCACCGTGATATATGAATGATAGTGTTATGTGAAGTAATCCGGTAATGAACATCCCAGCAAATATGTGGTCTCGTTTGTTCATGTAAATCACTCAGTCAGTGTCATTGAATCTTTTTAACAGAAAACAATAAAAACTTGTTGGTATTTATGTAATTTCTTTCCATTCGATATTTTTAATAGGGTGTATTATACATGATGACATGTGAGTATTATGGCTAATAATGATGCCAAGAAACAAGTGCTTGAGATGGCTGTTGCACCTACTTCAAGCCAGGTAGACGACGAGTTCAGTATTTTATCAAAGAAACTTGAAGTACATGAGTTTGATGGTAAATGTGCTCAGTGTAAAGATATTATCAAGAGTGGACATGCTGTGATATGTGCTGAAGATGAATGTAAGGTAGTCCTACATCCTGGATGTTTTGGTACACATATGATAACTGTCCATGCAGTAGAATCACTGCCTATTATCATTAGACGTGACTATGAAAATAGTGTTTCATCATATATCATAAAAGGTGAGATACAGGAAACGAAAAGCGTACCACTTGGACGTGATAGTACCTATGTCATTGGTAATGAGTCAAAAACAATTTCACCTTCAATAGAGGTAAAGGTAGGTAATGACCAATCATTAGGAAAGAAACCAATACCAAAGAAACAAAAGACACAGCGTGAGCAACGTAAAGCACGTACTAAAGACAGGCTTGCAGATAAACCAGTACATAAGAACAAGGAACAAAAACCTGACGTACAAGAGCCTAATACTACTGATGATACTGTTTAAATTGACAGGTTCCAGTATATATTTTGTACTGGACTGAAAAGGTCTGACCAAAATCCAGTGCAGAGATGACTTAAAAAATGGTAAGTGCAAAAAATAGATACCGAAAAGATATCGGTGTACAAATGAACCCTGTAAGTATTGTTCTTGTAGATGGTGCAGTAGATGATGATGCAGTTGCAGTCCTGTCTTCAACTACTGGGTATGTAAATGTAATTGATAGGATTTATTTCACCTATCCAAATGATGTTGTGACATGGGATATTACAATTGCAGTGCAAGGTGTCACAGAACCAGCAGCCACTCCACGTACAATTCTTACAATTGATGACAGTGGTGCAAGTGGTGTTATAGAACCAAGATTGGCGTTTACCTATGATATTGGTAACCCGCCAACAAATCATTATTATGGGTATCTTGACCTGATAAATACAGCACTGGGTCCGTCAGGAGACAGTATAACTGTTACAGGTAATGATGCAACAGATGCTAACAATTATGATAGTACTGCTGTTGGTGATGCAACGATATCCTTCCACTACAGACAGATTGATTCCTCAGTTTGGTAGTTGGTGACAATGGTTGAGTGGTCAGAGCCTTGGCGTACATGAACAGATAGTTCAGCGAACGCTTTTACCACACAATCCGGTCATTGTCCTTGGTGGACATAGTATAATAACGCAAATGAACAAGCGATTTGACAGAGAACTACGTAAGTATAATAGAAGACTTGCGTCTCTGTCAAGCCCTATTTTTGTCCGTGGTAGACATTCAGTTGGTAGTCGTGAATACCATGGTCGTTATTTTTACAAGAAGGTATGGGACGAAGAACAGGAAAAGATACGTGAACTTTATATTGGTCTTACAGTACCAGACGATGATACTGATATACCAGACGGTGGTTTTCCACCTGCACCGGTAGATAGGCTTACTGGTTTTGAATATCAGATATTCTATAATAATATCATATGTTCGCGTCAGATGTATGATAAGTTCTTTAAGGTATTTGAGGGTAAAGATATATTGGTATTACGTATAAATGCTAAGTAGTTGATGATGTAATGGCTAATGACGATGTCAAGGAACAAAGGAAGGTAACTACTGATATCAGTAAAGATGGTATGATAACAAGTATCTCTGTACCTGCTGAGGCACGTGAGGAAGAGATAAAGACACCAGGTAAGGTACGACTCATTTCATATGTTAAGCCACTTACAGCACTTGAGAAATTACCTGAACTCATTACATCACATTTTGTCAGTCTTAATGAGGAAGGTAAGGCTGTTGTTGGTTCTCCATCACGCACTGATAGGATACGTGGGGTTCCACATGAATTCGATTTTGACCTGTACGAGGCTCTGTATAAGACAGAAGCACTTGTGTTCAGGGGTATTAATATCACTGCTAACCATGTAATGCAACCAGGGTTCATTATTGAGGGTGGTTCAGAAAAGAACAGAAAAATGATACAAGCATGGGTAGAATATACAGGTCTTGAACTGATACTCCATGACCTAATACGTTCGTTGCTCATGTTTGGGAATTCATATTATGAGATAATCATTAATGATACAAATAAAAATAACAGTCCAAGTGATTTTAATGTAGAACATTTGAAGGCTGTACCACCGGGTACGATGTTTGTGTATCGAACAGAGTCTGGTGATGTAATTGGATATGTACAGATACCTAAGACACGTAGATTTTTCCGTGGGTATAATTCATATCTAAGGACACGTGCTTATATATCAAAGACATTAAAGACATATAATCCTAAAGATGACCTTGATAGTGAGTCAAAACGTGGTTGGAAAGGATTTGTTCGTAAGAATATCAAGGGTGCAGTACCATTTTGGGATACTGAGATATTACATATTAAGAATAATGACCTACCAGGTGGTGAATATGGTATATCTGTCATGGAGCCATTGATGACTGCGCTTACTATATATGAGGGAATGCGTCTTGATATCAGTGTCATTGCAAAAAGATATGCATCACCAAAGATATTATGGACGATAGGTGATGAGGATAATCCAGCGTCAGACCCAATGCTTAACGAGTTTATGACATATATCAATCAGAGTAATATTGGTGATGATATTGTGGTTCCGTCATGGATTTCATTTTCAGTGCTTGGTGCTGGTGAAGTTACCATGGACATGGTACCATATATGGAGATACTACGTAGAGATGTATTTGCATCGTTGTCAGTACCTGAGATATTAATGGGTGGTGGTTCAAGTAGTAATGCTGCTGCGAAGGTAGAACTTGAAGCGTTCAGCAGACGTGGTGTGATATTACAAAAGATGATATCATTTATTTCAAGACGTAAGTTGTTCCCACGTGCGCTTGGAATTGCTGATAAGAAAATGACACTTGATTTATGGGAATCAATTCCAAAAATGACGTTCAGACCAATGATTACCGAGGAAGAGAGATATCTCCGTGCTCGAAGTCTGTTTGATAGTAATATGATATCACAGGAAGAGGCTAGGAAATTGCTTGGTATGTCAGACAAACCAAAAGGTAGAATGGCACTTGATGACCAGAAAGATATTGCAACACACACAGGTGAGATTGCAATTAAGACCGCAAAGGCTGCTCCAAGACCTGTTGCTGGTGCATCTAGTACACCTACTAAAAAACCATCAAGTGATGGTTCACGTGGACCAAAACAAACTACTGGTGGTGGAGGAGATGATAAGAAAAAAGCACAGGGTGGGGATAAGAAACGTGCAAAGGACCAGGGTGGTCGTGTAGGTGAGAGTATAGATGAAACAGAGTAAAGGACATACACGAAAACGTGGTGGTATCTATTGTGGTAACGCCCCACGTAGGATTGCGAGAAAACGTGGTGGTATTATGGACCTTGCCATTGCAGCAAAGAAGAATCAAGAGATAGGAAGTCTGATACGTAGCAAAAGTGTTACCAAACAATTCAGGGCACAGAAAAGAAAGAAATAATGTTTGTGGGGAATGTTAAATAATCCCAAAAACAACGTATTATGGTCTTACAAACAATAGTGTTTAAATTGACTTTTTACCATTCCATAGTTAGACTCATTGGATTAATGGTACTCACATTCAAACTCGTCTGGTGTGTAATCAATTCGGTCATGTTCATTTGTCCAATGGGTCTGACGGATATAACGGAAAGAACAGTCACATTAGTGGAGGTCAAAAATATGGTTGAAGTACCACTAAAGTGGACATCTCGTGTTATCGCTCATTCCTCGTTTAATGAGGCATTTGCTGCAATAAAGAAACCAGATACAAAAGTTGTGTATGGTCTTCAAGAAGCACAAATGTTGTTAATGAATGAGGCTGAAATCGAAGACGAATCAAAGACCCATTTTTATATTGTTGGTAATGCAATCAATGCTACTACGACACAAAACCTGCATAAATATCTCGCAGAAGAATTAGAGGTTTCTGCTGAGACTTTAACAGGTAAACCTGTTATGGTTGACCACGCAAAGGGTAGTTTGAATAATGCTGGTAAGGTGCTTGTTACATCATGGGAAAGCCATGGTGTACATGACGGTGCGATTACGTATGTTGCCAGGATTAGAAAATCACACCCTGTTGCTGAAGCGGTTGCTCTTGGTGACATTGATACGGTAAGTGTCGGTGCAATCGCTACATCTATTGAATGTTCAGTATGTGGAGATGATATGTATACATGTTCTCACCGTTTAGGTAAGACATATGAAGTCGAGGACAAACAAGTACTCGCTACCGCTATTGGTAGGGGTCTGAAGTTCCGCGAACTTTCAATTACACCATTTCCTGCTGATGAACATGCAAGTGCATATGTCACTACTGACTCGATATCAACTGCTATGAATGTGTGGATTGAGAGTTCAGAGTCAAAACCAAAACTTTTTGGAGAAAAGACAAAAATGTCAGAAGACCATAAAGATGAGTCAGTACAGTCTGAAGAGTTCAAACGTAAGGAAAAAGAACTCGAAGAACGTATTGCGCAACTCACAAAGGAAAATACTGAGAAAGCAAAAGTAAATGCTGAACTCAGGAGTAATGAAGTCAATGACCTTGTTGACCAAGTCATCGGTATTGGTATATCAGCCAACCTCTATGAGTCTGATGACATTGATACAATTAAAGAATCTCTTAGAGAACTTAGTGCTCAGACACTTCGTGAGAAGTTGTCTGATTATAAGCGTGTCCTAAAACTTATGGACAAGCCTATTGATGTCAAGAGCACAGCAGTTGTCGAAGAAAAGGTCATAGAGCAAACACCTAAGAAAAGTCCACTCACTTATACCAAAAAAGAGATGAAGGGTGGACTTAGGGAAGTAATGGGTAATTTACGTACAAGTCCTTATGCAGAAAAGATAATGCAAGGTAAAATTGCATTTGATACGTATAACCCAATGCGTGATGAATATGTGGAGATTTTCACTGAAAACTCACGTAATGCGCGGAGGAATGAATAAAAATGTCAGGCGGAGACCTAATGCTTGGTATTCAGACATCGCTAGCGTTTGATGCCACTACAATCGTAGAAGCACGAATGATGCAAGTCATGTCATACACGGGTGTGGATAAGACCTGTGAAGTGGCTGACTATGATAATTGGGCATCTGATGCTCTCATGTTCGCAGGTGTAGCAATGATTCGTGCACCATATAAGACACTTGGTGAACTCATGGATTCTCGATATGCACCAGAGGACTGGACTATCGAGTATACCACAGATGAGACCCAGGGTTCTGGTATCACAGTATATAACCATTGTATAGTTCATGTCCTTCCAGCAGAGACTATAACATCTGGTCAGCAAATCATGTTTACTGATGTTGCTAACCATGATACAACCCACACACACGATGGAATGGTAAGCCCATTTGATGCTGCTGAAATTGATGAAGTAGCAGCAGTAATTGGTATCGCAAGAACAGGTGGAATAGCAAGTGCTGAGGTAACACACTCGTTCGACTCTAATGACAGGGATGAAGCAAACCACCCTGCAATTGATTCCCTTCTATGGAGCTAATATAACATGAGTTCAGCATTAATAGAAAAATTCGACCTACTCGGTGGTAATTTCACTCTTGAAAAACCACTTGAAGAACTAGTGTATTTCAACCCTACACTTGAAGAAGTCAATGCATCAATTCCAAGAGATGCGCAGAAACTACTCATCCCTGAAGTTATCCAGGAACATATCTTGACAATCGCTGAGGAGCAACGTATTGCTCGTAGCCTTTGTAACCCCATCACAATAACCACGGACTCGTATACCTGGATGCGTGAGAGAGGGTTTGAAGCAGTCGAGATTGAAGAAGGTTCAGAGATTCCCTCACGTAGAGGAGACTACGAGAAGTTTGTACTGAAGGTGAAAAAGATTGCCGTCAGACCATCAATAACCAATGAGATGATTGAGGACTCAAAGTGGGACATCATGGCTCGTAACCTAGATATGGCTACAAAAGCAATGGCTCGCTTGGAAGACCGGAAGATTATCCATGTAATGCTTATGGGTGTACCAAATGGTAGTGCTATAACTAAAGGTGTTGGTGGAATCGGTGAGCAAGTCGCTGACCATTACATCCAGATGGGTGATGAACCAGAGAACGGTGTTCTCTCTTGGGAGTCAATTGCTCGTGCAAGAGTCCTTTTGAGAAAAGAGTTTATGACCCCTAATACTATGTTAATCAATCCTACACAAATGTACGATTTGTTGACCGGTGAAGGAGACTTCATTGGTAGCACAGAACGTGCATATATGGTACTACCTGAGCATATCAGGAATGCCATGATGACCGGTGTCATCGGGAACATTGGTGGGATGTCAGTCATTGTGTCATCTGAGATGACAGAAGGAATGGCACTTATCTTTGATAGGAGCGAGTTCATGGTATTTGCCGAACGAAGACCACTTATGGTAGAAAAGTACAATGACATCCTACGTGACATGCAAGACATTGTCATGACCCAGAGGTTCGCTGTCGGACCTATGAACAGGAATGCTGCTGTGCTACTTAGTGGTGGCAGGACTGGGATGTTCGATTAGTAAATAATTTACTCTTCTAAAATCAGTTCGTTCCGTCTATCAGTGGGTGGAGTTACCTTGGCTTTGCCCACACCCTTTTTTTTATGGGAGACGACACATACACAAGGAAACAAAATTAGGATGATTAAAAATGGCTATAACAGCAGCAGACTGGACAGTTGACAGAGACACCGGTGATGTAAGGTATATTGGTGACGACCATGGTGATTCACCAACATATGCTCCTGTGATTGATTTTCACAGATGGCTACAAGGACTAGCAGATGATGCAGTTGCATCTGGTGATGATGAATTAGATATCACAAATACTGACCCATCAGCACGTTCTACTGACAACATTATTGCATTGAAACCACCATACAATATTGACAAGAGGTCAAGTGAGTTCTTATATGATGGTTCAATTATTCAAGATGACGGTGATACCATTTATGATGGTATTGTTAATTTCGGACCCGCAACCGTTATCATTCAAGTTTTACAAGATGGTAAAGTTATTGCTGATGATTTCTGGAATGAAGGTAGTTCAGGATTCAATGCAGATTCAAATTCAGGTATCTCACATAGGTTCATGATATTGGTCAGGGCAGATGGTGCAGATATTGATGGTAGAAAATTACTTGGTGTTGCAAGGACGTTTGGTAACACCTTTGAAGAGTTCCCAATCAATTCAACATCAAGAGGTAATAACGTACTAGCACTGTCTGATTCAGATGATTTGAACAATGAAACAGTTATTACAACAGTTGCTGGTTGGACATCAATTACCAATACTGAAGGTCTGAGAGGAATTGATGTTGACAATGATAGTACAGATGAAGAATACTATTCTGAATGGAATACTGACCAACCAACACGTGATATCAATGAATTTTATGAACGTACTAAATGGTTATCAAAAGACCCTGTTGCTGAGGACTCAAGTACTGATACAGGTTCTGATTTCAAAATTGATGATGCAACTATTACAGGTGCTGCACAATCGTTCACTGTTGGTGTCAATGCAGTTTTTGCAACCAAAGTAGTAGTATGGTTAAAGGGTACGGCATCACCGAATGCACCAACTGGTGATATTACGGCTTCTATATTTACTCATAATGGTACATATGGCACATCATCTGTACCTAATGCAATAACTGGTGTAGTTTCTAATACTTATGATGCTGCATTGTTAACAACTACTTATGAACCAGTGACATTTGAGTTCAATATACCTGTTGCATTGACTGCTAGTACATATTATTGCCTGGTACTTGAACATGCAGATGGGACCGCTACTGATTATGTTTCGGTACAAGGACTAGCATCATCAGGTACACATGATGGTAATCGTTCACATGATACTGCTGGATGGACTGCTGTTGCTGCTGATGATATAGACTTTGAACTATATACAGCACCATCATTGAATGGGTTGCCTGGTATTGAGTTCAGAGGTATCACCCATTCATTTGGTTATGATACTGAAACTGGTGGTATATCAATTTCAACTAACGACCAATTGGCTTGGGGAACAGCACTAGTGTATTCTGGTCCAAGTGGAACTGCACAGATAGGTGAAGTATTGGTTGAAGATACTGCAATCCCACAATGGACTGCACGTATATTGGCTATTGATGTTACTAATACAACATTGATTGTTGATGTTGATAATGGAGTAGTAGAAACCACTGATACTTTTACTGGTGCAACTTCAGGATTTCAGGCTACGGTGAATGGTACTCCAACTGTTGTTTCAGGTGGAGGACTTTTACATATATTGGCTGATGACACCACTGATGATATTCTATATGCCCAGGTCCTTCGTGGTGCTATGGCTGCTGATGATGCACCTCTCTATTATTGTGGTACTGACCCAGCAACTACTGATACTACTGATTATGTACAGGTACACAATGCTGGTGCTACAATCACTGAACGTAGTATATCAACACCATTTGTTGGTGCATCAACTGGTTCTTCTATTATTGGTTCATATGGTCTTGGTATTGAAGCATTAGACCTGTCTAATGCAGACAAGGTATTTGACCTTACCAATACCCAGAGAACACCACCAAATAATGTTACAAATACAGTTGGTGGGCTTGAAAGTGGAGAAGACTATGTGATTGTTGCACCTTGGGACGGTACATCCTATGATTCTAATGATGACCCAGCATTTGATAAGGACCAGTTATCACTTGATGTTGCTTTAACTACTGACGATATCACAGAGGTAGAGGTAACAGAGTCGATTCCTTCTGATACACCTGCTTCTGGATATATTCGAGTAACTGATGACCTTGGTTTTGAAAGACGACTTCATTATGGAAACTGGGAGAATGGTACTCCTAATAGGTTCTATAATATTGATACCACTGATGGTAATGAAGACTTTTCAGGAGATGAGGCTACTGATGGAAATGATGTGTATATTACATATCTTGATATCTTGGCAACTTCTGGTACTGAGTCCTATACGGCTGTTCATACAGCAGGGACCAGGACCTTAGTTGTTGTTGTAAGAGATGGTGATACAACACCTATTAAACAGTTCATTTCACAATGGACGTTTGTATCATCAGGACAGACACTCACTGCCATTAGAACAACGGATGCTTGATGGTGATGGTAGATG